GGTTTGATGTTTATCAAATTACTGTATCCGGTGGTGCCATGAACTCAGGCGACTACGGCCTGAATATGTATCTAGGTTCAACTAGAAGCGGTTACTACTATACTGGCACATACCATACATACGGAAACACTTCGGCCTGGATTGGTGCGGCGAACGCAGCCGAGTGGGGCGCAGTTGGTATTGCCACAACAAATACCCTCCAAGCAAATATTTCATTATCCGGGCCTAACTTGGCAAAGAACACCTATTTCAGCAACACCTACATTTATGGTCATCCAGCCGGGGGTCGCGCTGCTATGGGTGGGTATTTGGCAGATAACACCCAGTACACAGGTTTTACCTTGTTTATCAACGCAAGCACTATGACTGGAGGAACCATCCGTGTCTATGGATACAGAAACACCATCTGACGACCGACCCAACATCCAAATCGACGACCTCGTTCGGCCCATGACCGACGACGAATACGACGAATGGCTCGCACGGCCCACACCCGAACCGTTAGCCTGACCACCACTAGGAGGGGACCATGAAAATCGGTATCTACACCATCGCCAAAAACGAAGCCCAACACGTCCGCAGATGGGCAAAGTCATGCGAGGACGCAGACCACCGGCTGATCCTGGACACCGGTTCAACCGATAACACGCGGTTTACCGCAGACGGCTACGGCGTGGACGTACATGTCGCCAAGTTCGACCCGTGGCGATTCGATGTCGCCCGCAACCACGCACTATCCCTCCTGCCTGAAGACATCGACATCTGTATCGCGCTAGACATGGACGAAGTTCTGAATCCGATGTGGCGTGAGCAGCTTGAGTACTACCTTGGGGCCAATCCACACGTCACGCGACCCAGGTACAAGTACGTCTGGAGCTGGCAGCCGGACGGGTCGGAAGGGCTGGTCTACGGCGGGGACAAAATCCACGCCCGCCACGGCTATAAGTGGAAGCACCCGGTTCATGAGGTCATAACACCCCTTGACGGCGAGGTGCAGGGGTGGGTCCCGGGATTGGAGATCCACCACCACCCCGACCCCACAAAGTCCAGGAGCCAGTACTTTGACCTCCTCAAACTGGCGGTTGACGAAGAACCGGATGACGACCGCAACCAGTTTTATCTTGGCCGGGAGTATTACTACCGAGGCGAAAAGAGTTCTGCGACCCGCCACCTCATCATGGCTACCCTGCTGTCGAAGTGGCCCCCCGAAAAGGCTGCCGCCTACAGAATGCTGTATGCAATGAACGGCAATCTGACCGATCTGTATCGGGCTCTTCAGCAGGACCCGTGCCGAAGAGAAAATCTTGTGGCCCTGGCCAGGCACTACCACGACCATCATCAATGGCAGCCCTGCCTGCAGTACGTCAATGCAGCCCTGGACATCGAGTCCAAGCCTCTCGACTATCTCTGCGAGGCAGATGCCTGGAGCTGGTTGCCGTACGACCTTGGGGCAATCGCTGCCTATCACCTGGGGGATTCCGGTCTTGCTAGGGAGTATGGTCAGATAGCCATTGGATATCGGCCCGATGATGAGCGCCTTCGTGCTAATATGGGATTCTATGAATCGCGGTGAAATCAGAGATGCCGTAAAGCAGCGCCTGGCAATCCCGGCGAGTGGTGACGGCCAGCTAACCAATACCGTCCTTGACGACTTGATCAACCGCGCCCTGACGGTAATTGCCGGCGCTCGGGACTGGCCCTGGCTCCTCAGTACGTTTTCCCTGACTTTCGAGACCTCAACCGGGCAGGCTTTTCTCCCCAACGACTTTATCCGCGCCCGCCAGCTTGTCTACAACGGCTACCCTGTTCTGTGGGTTCAGTTGGAAGATTTCCTCAATCCCGACAGGACATACGCGACCTTTGCCTGGACAATCATTGGGAACAAGGCTCAGATCACCCCGGTTCCGTCGACCGACATCTCGGCAACCCTGTACTACTACAGGAACGAGCCTGAACTGATCAGCGACTACTCTGCCCCACTGATGCCGTCCAAGGACCATAACATCATCGTCGCCTATACCGCGTATCTTGGGGCGATGGTCCGCCAGGATGATGCCCGCGCCGCCACCTACATTGCCGAGTACCGTTCCCTCCTGAACGACATGAGGGACGACCTGAAGCAAAGCACCAGCAGGCGCATCAGGTACGGCAGTGGTTATACCTACGCCTCCTGGTCGTGAAATGGCAGAGTTTGGTTTTCAGTGGGAGGACTTCAGGGGCGGCTACTACGTAGGGCCGTCCGAAATCAAGCAGCCCGCAACAACATGGAAGGGCTACAACGTCACCATCGCGGACGACGACGCCACCCTTGTTCCGACCTACGCACCGGTCCAGCTCACCCTCTCCGGCACATCCGTGTCGGGTGGTGTTATCGATAATACGACCACACAGACAACCTGGAGTGACCCGACGTACTTCAATGGCTGGGTTGTAGTTACCGGCCGCACCAGCTCGACCTGTTATGTGTATTTCATCAACACCTCGACGGGGGCTGTTACCCGCCGGGATATCGGTGTTCTCGGAACATCTGTTGGATCAGCCCCTGTTTGTACCCTGAACGGTTCTTCAGACGTAAATGCCTATGTTGTGATCGGCGATGAGAATATATACAAAGTCAGTTCTTCGGGCGCTGGCAGCGTCACGACCATCGCGCAGAACTATTCAGCCACACTCGATCTACACGGTTTGACTTTGTGGAACGCCAGGATGATCGCCTGGAGCAACACCTCGGATATTTTTGTTTTTTCTGATGCCCTCACTTTTGATACGGCATGGCCATCGACAAACTACGTCGGGGTTGGCTATGCCAATGACGGTATTTCTCGCTGTGTTCCCAGGAACCTGGACCTGGTTGCTGTCAAGCCGTCAGGCTGGTATTCCATTACTGGCGTTTTGGGGATCTCTGCAGCAGTCCGTCAAATGAACGACACGCTCGGCATTCTCCCCACCGATCCGGTCGAACAGCACAATAACGCTATTTACTACACAACATACGTTGGGTACACAGACTACGCCGTCAACTTGTTCCAAATCATTGGTGGCCGCGTTGACATTGCCGCGTATCAGCGGTTTGGGCTGGGGGACAGCAATATCAGGATTTCCCGTACAAATATCGGGTATCTCGGCATTACCGCCCTGACAGACGATCCCAGCGGAAGTGTTTACTGCACCATGTATTTGATGGACATGCAGGAGAGGTGGCAACTTCAGAGGGTCAATAGGGTCATGTCGGGCACGACGAAACCAAAGTTCGCTCTTGCCAGGGGCCAGGTTTCCAGGTACAACAACTCCCAGGACAGAAACCTGTACATGCTCGAAACAACCACCGGCGCAACAGACAACCGCCTAGCCGTGGTCAAGATTCGTCCCAACACCGTTGAGCCGGGGCAGACGTCGACCACCACCCCGGCAACCGGGGTTGTGAAGCTTTCAGACATCACAACTCAGCGGCCTTTCGTTATCAAGGAAGTTCTCGTCGAAGCCGAGATGATGCAGATTCCCACGATCGGCTCAATGTCGGCGTACACCGGATCCGCATCCTTGACCTGCTACGTCAACAACAAATCCGTTGCAGACATGTCCTTTGACGACGGAGAACAGTCACCGACTGTGTATTCCAGCACGATGTCGTACCCATTTGCCGACTTCACTTCCAATACTGCAGCGGTCACAACCCAGGTCAGGGTTATCAAATTCCGAGTAAATAATGCTTCCTACATGTACGCGGGCGAGATTGAGCTTCATTTTGCCGGTCTCAGGATCCGCCGTGTTTGGATCACCGGGGATTCTCGATGACGGAGAGATACGACAATTTTGCCAACAGCACAGCCCCGTCGGCCACCGGCGCAGAGTCATACCCGTTTACCTGGGAACACCCGGTTTCCTGGGATCAGCTAGAAAAGTTTTTTCAACCAGTTCTTCAGGAGGCAACCAAAAAGGTTATTTCCCTGTTGATGGAAAACTCGAAGTCGCTTGAGGATTACCTTGACGGCGCTTTGCTCAAGGTAAACGGCGGAAGCATCTACGGCAATATGTCGATTAGCGGAAATCTGTCTGTTGGCGGGTCTATAACAATTCCACCCAGTACTGTTCCGTTGTCCCCGTTCCCAATCGGCAGCGTTATGCAGTATGCCGGATCATCCGCACCTTCGGGTTGGCTTTTTTGTGACGGAACTCCGTATTCACAATCTGCGTATTCGGGGCTATATGCCGCGATCGGAACCACCTACAACACCCACTGCGGACAATCCGCCCCGTCTGCGGGAACATTCAGGGTTCCCAACTACAAGGGCAGGGTATTGGCCGGGTTCGACTCGGGGGATGGCGACTTCAATGCCCTGACCGATTACGGCGGAGCAAAAACCCACACACTCACTGAATCGGAAATGCCCAGTCACAGTCACGGTATGACTCCTAACGCCTCCTTCAATGGCACTTTTGCTTTTGCGGATAGTGCAACCGTTACATCCCTTTCTCAAAACAATAGTTTTCAGACGACCAGCAAGGGCGGTGGTGCCGCCCACAACAACATGCAGCCGTACGCCGTCGTCAACTACATAATCAAATACTGAGATAGTCCTTTGACGCTCGTTCTACATGTGTCATAATGACGGTATGAATGTCAAGAAATTCCTGGTACGTTTCCTGGCTACCGTGTCCAGCACAGCCCTGGCCGCGGCCGGAACTTCTCAGATTTTTGATGTTGCCTTTGGGAAAACGTTCTCCCTGGCCGTAATTGCCGCCACCCTACCGATTGTCAAGAAGCTTCTCGACGCGAGCAAGGACGGTGATCTGACGGCTCAGGAGGCCGAAGAGGCCCTGAAGGGGGACCAGTGACCTACCCCGTCAAGCCGGTCGTTATGCCTGCCGATATCAAAAAGGCGGAAAACGGCAAGCTCCCCGATTCTGTTCTTGTCCCCGTTGGGTCGGGGCACCTACACAAACTGGCCGCTTCCGCCTGGAATGCTATGGTCAAGGCGGCAAAGAAGGATGGCGTCATCCTTAAACCAACTAGTAAATGGGATTTGTACAGACCATATGATCGTCAAAAGGCTCTATTCCTGGCTCGTTACCAAAAAGCCAATAATGGCTCGAAGGTCACCCGCGAGTGGCAAGGAACAACCTGGTATCTCAAGAAGGGTTTCGCTCCAGCTGGTGTACCCGGCACCTCGAACCACGGGTGGGGACTGGCGGTTGATGTTGCAGGAGCATCAGGGGCGGTCCTGAACTGGCTTCTCAAAAACGCCGACGAGTACGGGTTTTCCTGGGAAGTCAAGGATGGCCCCAACGCCGAGTCATGGCATATCCGCTACTACCCGGGCGACAAGGTTCCGGCCAAGGTCAAGGCTTCGTGACATGTCGGCGGCCTGGGCGTCCATCATAGTGGCCCTTATATCGGGACCTATTATGTGGGTATTATATAGGTTGGACAGAAGGAATACCCAACAGCACGGACAGGCCGTGGATCTTATCAAAGAAATCAAAAGAGACGTCAGCTCAATGAGGCTTGTCCAAAAGGTTACGAACCAGGTAATCAGAGAGCAGACGGAAATTTTGGAACGCCACCTACAGGAACACGAAGATGCCGACAACGCAGACGTACTATGACCAGCTAATTGCTAACTCTAATGCTGCTGCGACCGCAAAAAAGGACGCTCTTGACAAGGCTTATGAGCGTATGACTACCGCTACCTTCGACGACCAGGGCAACGTTTCCTACAAGAAAGATGCCCAGGGGAACCCCCTGTATGGCTCCATGGACGTTGATTACATGCAGCAGAAGAGGCAGGCGGGGGCCGGGGCTGAGTCTTCCGGCATGCTCAGATCGGGGCAGTATGCCAGGACCCTGGCCGAAGGACAGGCCGCATACCGTTCGGGCATTATCGGGGCGAGGGAAAGCACCACGGCGCAAAAGACACAGGTAGACCTTGACACCGCACAAAAGCAGGCGGAATACAAGGCGCTGTATGGAAACACCTCTTCCGGTGGCGGAACTGGTACCAGCACTGGCGCAGGAACTGGAACAGCGGCTGGTGGCCAAACCGGAATGACCGGGATTACTACGGTCCCCGGATTTGGCGGGACAACTACAGGAACAGCCCCCACGTCAAACCTCACCCCAACCCAACAGCAGGGGCTGGCCAGGCGCAACACCGTCCCTGGTGGATTTGGGGCGACCAAGACTCCGACCCAGGCAACATCGGCCAAGCCCATCACCCGACCCAAGCCGGTAACAACGAAGCCCGGGCAGCGGGTTATGACCCCCGGAAGGAACATGCGCTAATGGCCGACGGACCGATCAGAACAGGAATCAACCAGCGCGAATCCCAGCTTCGCAGCGATGTCGACCGTATTTCCAATATGGGTCCGACTCTGCAGAATATTGCCGCCCAGACCTCCGGCCCCGAACAGTTCAATGTTGGGGACGTTCCGTCGGTTGGGTATCTCGCCAATCTCAAGGCCGGCGCTCAGATGTCTTCACAGGCCAGGGGGGATATGGCAAATCGTCAGATCAACCGCCTGCCCCAGTATGTCAAGGGGTATCGCTCCTACCTTCAGTGGCGCTATCCCACTAGGTATGGCGGCGGGGGCGGTGGCTATGGCAGCCCCTCGGGAGGCGCATCCACGGACTATACTGGTATTCTCGGGCCGATGCCCGGGATTACTGGAGCGCCTGGAGTTAACGGCTAAAAATGCTTGGGACTAAGACGGATCTGATTAAGGCTGCGAACGGAATCTTCCGTCCCCGCGTCGCGCCCCAGGTTGAACAGCCAACACCCCAGGCCCCGCCTTCCCCCTACGAGCAGGCGATTTCGCGTCGCCTGGCGTTGTCGATGACGCCCGATCAAAGGCTTGCGTCTACAGAAGCGGCCCCTGGGGCATCAATGGCCCCCACGTCTTCATACCAAAAGCTTTTGTCCGGCGTTACTCGCCCCATGGGTGGGTTGTCCAGCAAGGGTAAATACGGGGGCTTCTATAGTGCCGGGGACCTTGAGTCCGCAATCTCGGGTTCGGCTATGCGTTTTGCCACCGAGGTTCCGTCGTACCTGCGCTCGCAGGCGGGACAGCGTTATAGCGATCTTGAAAGTATGTATGGCAAAGCCATGCTGGGCGGACAAAGCACTGTTGCCCAGCGGCAGGGTGGTGGATTCAGGGCTTTTGAGGAGGCTACGCAAAATAGGTCCCCCCTTCTCAGGGACTACGCCAATAACGTTTTGGGCAACTGGTACGCACAAAATGCTGCCCCGGCCGAAGAATATCTTGCTACCGCTCAGCAGATTGAATCTACTCCCGTTTCTAACCTTGCCACGGCGATCGCCAGCCAGGCATATGGGATGAACCCGGACCTGGCCCGCGGAAAGTTTAGCGGTCTTGATCAAAGAATGTTTGAAGAGCGTCGCAACCAGCAGTACATGAGCCAGTTTGGTGTTCCGTATGAACAGTACAAGTTCCAGCAGGACCAGCAGCTTGGTACGGCCCGTGAAATGGCCAAGTCGCAGGTAGCGGCAATTGAGGCTGCGACAGGGATGAATCTCAGCCAAATCAGGGATTTCAGCGGTCTCAATGATACGGCCGTGTACAACGCATTGACCATGGGTGATGTCCAGTACGAACAAGACGGCGAGATTGTTTCATCCCCTGCGGCGTCTGTTGTTCAAGAGGCATTGGGAATGTTCAATTCGGGCGATGAAGAGGGTCTCAACTCATTCATTGAAAATATCCGCCAGTCCGAGGGGCAATCCGACGTTGCAAGACTCATCGAGGCCATTGTTGGCCTGCAGGCACGTAAGTCATCCAGGAACATCGGTTATCTTGAGGACTACTGGTTGAACACGGGGCAGTAAATGGCAGAGCAACCCAAACCGCCATTCCCGTTTATTCCTACGCCGACGACCACTCCCGGCCGGTCGGGTCAGCTGCAGGCTGTCGCGCCAGTCCAGCCCCTCGCACCCGCCGCCACACTCGCCCCGATTAAGCCCATTACCCCGGGGCAGATCAAGCCGCGCCTTGGCCAGCCCAAGACGTCACCCGGCAAGATGAAGTCACCTGGTCCAAAACTCGGGTTTGACCCTGCACAAACAGTCATCAAACGCCTCGGGACCGAAGCCGAAATGGGCGGTCGCTTGATCGTTAATGCTATCCCCGGAATGGCTACATTCTTGGGTGGTCTTGCAGCCGACACCAAGGGTCTTCTGTGGAACAAACTTATGCAGGGGGAAGAGTATGACGCCAACACCGCTCAGATGGTGTGGAATTCTCTTGGGTCAACTGCTGGGTTGGTTTACGATGCCAAGCCAGGGCGCGGCTGGGGGGCAAGGTGGGGAGATTACTGGCAGGGTCTTAAGGAGGGTACGCCGATTACGCAGCTTCTTCTTGAAGATGTTGGAAACGTTACAATCGTCGGCGGCGCACTCTCAAAGGGCGCTTCGCTCGGCGCTAAGGGCCTTGAGACAGGGGCGGCCTGGAATGTCGCCAGTGCTTCCCGGGCAGGGAACGTTTCAAGGTCTGCTCCCAAAATGTACGCGGCTGCAGAAAGACTTTCCGGCGTAAGCAAGGGTATTAGAACAACCATGGCCCCCGTCAACAGGGCCATGATGCTTCCGATCAAGCCGTGGTTTTGGACTGCCGGACAGCTAGGCAAACTGGTCCGTAACGGTGCTTATCTTGGGAACGGATACCTAGCCTGGGGCGAGAAGGCGGCGACTGTTTATCGACGAAAGGCCGGAGAAACATTTGACAAGATGAAGGATGTTCCTCGCAACAGTGAAGAATTCTCCCTTCTCAACGAAGAATACAACACGTTCAGGAGAAAGGCAGAACGCAGCGAACGCTGGTCACGTGGTTGGAAGTTTCGGCGCGAGGCATCAGCTGTGGCCCGATCTGCAAGAGACGAAGCGGGACGCGCCTCGCGCGACATTATTGAAGAAGCAAAGCGCCCGCTGCACAAGGGAGAAACAGACCCCGAAACTGGCGTTACGTATGGCGACCTGAGCATTACCGAACAGGGCGCGGTATTGGCGGCTCTCGATGGACACGCCCAGCTTCTGTCGCAGCTTTCAAAGCGTTTGGGAATTCCTATTGAAGAGTTGACTCTACTGTCCCGCTATAATGCCGCCGAGGGCAAATGGATGACCCCCGAATCGGCCGCTATGGCTGCTGACTTCCTGGACGGCGCTCCCGGCATGAGTCGTATGCAGTATGACCGCCTTGCCCGCGCGGTTGAAAACGTTGCAAAGTCAATTGCCTCTCAGACTAGCGAAAAGATCATCGGCCTTGGCCGCAAAAGTCCACTTTCTCCGCACCATCTCGTTCCGGTCCCCGTTGTTGAATATCTTCGCGCCCGTCTTATCGCGGCAGGGCTTGACGACATTGTTGAATTCATGGACAGGGTTGACCACGTTTGGGAACTTGAGGTCAATGACCCTGACAGGATCGCCCTCCTGCAGTCAATTGTTGAAATCCTGCCTGACGAGATCGCTCTCGACTCTCAGATTTACCCCTCTCCTATGCGTCCGATCGTCGAGGCGTATCTCCGCATCAGGCGCAATCTTGAGCGCGAAGCCATTGAGGGTGGCACCGGGGAGTTCCCCACATCTCCCAAGTCGGGTCAGCCCGGAGCCGCTCGTCGCATGGCCGACAAAGCCGGAAGGCTGGCTGACAGGATCAAGGAAAGGATTGATGATCTTGGGAATAGGATTGCCCGCCTGGAGGAGAAACACGCCAAGTCGGTTGACGACCTCCGAAGACTTGACATCATTGAAGCCCATGTCACTAAAAACCAGCCGGCCCAAAGTCTCGCCGACGAGTTCAACGTCCCTGTTCAGGAGATCAACAAGATTCTTGGCAATAGCAGGCTGGTTCAGAGCCATCGCAGAATGCGCCGCCTGTACGAAGAGTACCTCAAAATCCAGGCAAGAGCCCAGGTTCTAGGCGTTGACGACCTGACCAACCGCTCAATCCTGGAGTCAGAAATCGCCCAGCTAGAAGTTGAGGCCAGGGATGCAAAGGCAGCGTACGACCTGGAAGTCGCCCGCCTCCAGCAAGAAAGGGCTGCCGTTGACGAAACAATCGAAGTTCTCGAAGAGGACATGGACGGGCTCACCGACGAGATGTTCGACGCGGAGGACGATTACATCGATGCCGGTGGCGATCCGGAAGACCTGAATGGTCCCGACGAAACCCTTGCGGAACTTGGTATTGGTCCGGCGCTTGATGAGGCAAACGTCGATTTTCTTGCCAGGGCTCTCGCCGATGATCCTCAATCCCTGCAGGAAATGGAAGCCGTTCTTCAGCAGAAGGCTTACCTTGAAGAGCAGATTGCAATTCTTGAAAACCCCACCCCCGAAGAAATTTCCGCGGCAAAGGGTGGACGAATTGCTGAAGCATCTCAAGAGATTGTCAATCTCATGGATGAGGCAGAACAGTTTCTTGGCGCCGGGCCGGTCAACGGTCAAATGCGTTTCTACCTTACCCCCGTCAAGGGGAAGCCTGAGTGGGACTGGTGGTATCTCCTGGACGGGAAAACCAGGAAACGCTGGGGCATGCAGTACTTCCACAGCGAGTCTTCTATTGTGTTGGGCAAGGGCGGAAAAGCCAAGAGGGTCAATTGGGTCAAGGGCGGAATTGATGGCCTGACCGAACCCCTCAATCTTTCCCCCGACGAATGGGGCGCGAAGTTCATCAACTGGGCCGAGCGTGTTGATGCCGCAAGGGGGAGACTGAAAGACGCACGGGCGGAAGAACTTACCCCCGCTGAATACAATGCCAAAAACGCCGAGTTGACCCAGGCGTATGACGAGCTTAGTAATCTCATTGCAGAGTATGGCCTCAACGACGATGCCATTGCTGCGACTCTGAGGGCCAGGGAGATCGTTGATGGTGGCGGAAAGCTTGCCCCGCCCTCTGCCGAATCCCCCACGCCGCGCCTTGCCGCCCCCTCCAAAAAGCCGGAGTTGCCCGAAGGCGACGCCGAGGCATTCCTGGACAGACATGATGGCTGGGAGTTGTATTACTCGTCAGAAGATCTTGGCGGAATATCGGAGTATGAATATTTCCAAGAACTAGTTGACATGAAGCGGACGCTCCTGGACAGCTATCAACGGTTCCAGGCAATGAAGCTTGCCATGGAACAGCCCGATCAATACCCAATGCCGGATATCCCCGAACAGTACAGCGGAATTAGTATCCGCGAGGTCAACACAAATTTGAGACAATTGGGGACGGACATCGCCGATCTTGAGGGTCAGATTAGGGACATGATCCGCAGGGCGTCTGAAGTTCCGGTGTCACAGCGTCTTTTGCCCCCTGAACTGGCTGATAATCCCCGCATTGTTGAACTTCAATCCAGGGCTGCAGAAATTGAAAAACAGATTGCGGAAGCTAGAGAATCTGATAACTATTTTTCCGGCGAGGGATATGCTCGCAGGAAAGAATTAGACCGTGAATTAGCGGTTGTACGGGCGGAAATTGAAACCTTCACACAACCAGTCTCCGAATCTGATGTTGTTGCACTTCGGGAAGAATATGGTGGTGTTCCGGGCGGTAAGTGGAAGCGCGGAAATGTCGAGTGGTATACACGAAGCGAAATGGCCAGGGAAGGCGATGGCCCGGGTTACTATACGCCGCAAAATGTACCCAAGGGTGATATTGAACCCGATCGCCTATACAACTGGTTATTGCCCGATTTTCTCGAAGATCGTCCGCAGGATGGACTGTTTGTCCGTATTGACAAAGCCCCCAAAGGGTTCGTTGTCGGCGCCGATCCAAGTATCACAATAGCAGTTCCCCCAACATGGTCAGAATTTAAATCACGTCTTGACGAAATTATTTCCCGGATTGAGGGTGGACGCAGGGGCGGCCTGGGCAGAGAAGATTTCTATCGTGATAGATATATTGACGGCACAAATAAAGAAGCTGCCGTTCTACCCGAGGTTAAAAGGCTTCTCAAATTCGTCGAGAAGAAGATCGCTGATGGGGAAACCGTTATCTATGAATCTGGTTCTCCCGCCGCGATGCCCCGTCTTTCTCCCGCCCCCGCTGTCGCCCCACAAACAAACCCTGCAAACCTCCCGGCATCAGAAATTCCCAACTGGCACTTGTCTACTTCTTCTAGCGGTTTTCAGAAACAAGCCATAGAGCCGTATTCGGTTGGTAAAAACAAAAACCTGGTTGGCGGTGTTCGTTTTTACCCGCCGGGCGAACCGATGAGTCGATACCAAGCAAGAAATTCGTTTGGTTACGACTTGATGGAAAACTCCACAATCAACGATGCGATCGCAGCGCTTGAGGATGTTGTTAAAAACCTTGAAAAAGCTGTTGACCGCGCAGAAAATGGTAATCCAAGTGAATTCCAATTGGGCGGTCTGTGGTCCCAGGTTCCTGGTGAAATGTTTTGGTCACGCTACAGCTACACAACAAACACCCCAGAAATGCTCGCCCAGGCAAAGCTTGTTCTCGACGAAGCGCAAGGCCAACTAAACTTCCTTCGCAATGCTGCGCGTGGCAGAAAGTCTGCCCCCGCAAGGATGCCTGTTCCCGATGACAGTATCCCCAACGTTGACGAACGAAAGGCTGTCTACGAAAACGATGTCACCCGCGCCCTCTTTGAAAAGCAGGTCAAGGCCCTCGAAGATGCTCAAACTGCCAAGGAAAAGCTCAAGGCTCTCGATGACCTCCTGATCGCGGCGGAGAGAAACAAGGCTGCATATCAGATGTTTGTTGACCAGTTCAACAGGCACAAGGCCAAGCGCTTGTCTATTCTTGACATTCCAAACAAAATTTCCAGGCTGCAAGGTCAGCTGGCAACCCAGCAGGAACGACTCGCAACGGCAGAGGCCATCCGCGCCGGCATTCTTGAAAGCGAGGCATTCCGAACACTTGAGGAGATGCCGGCGAACTTCCCGCTGACCAACGCCCTCGACCCTGACGTCAACTACCCCAGCAGCATGATTCCAATCGACATGGGTGGTGGCGAGTTTATGTCGCCCATTGGCCCCGGCTACGTTCCTGGCGGAACAAGGACAAGGAGCTACGGCGGCCTGCCTGCTTACGAAGTCCGCGAAGGCATGGAGGGGTGGGTTGACCCCGCCTCCTCAAAGCGCCGCATTGGCGACAGGGAGAACATTTTTAACCTTTCAGATCTCGCCGCAAGGGTTGCTGCCGAAGGTGAAAACGTTGTTCAAAACGAGGCTTACCGACTTGTTGTTGCCCAGCACGGGCGTCTGCCAAAGGACGTTATGGGTGAAGATCTGTTTAATCAGATGTTTGACGAGGCGTCCCGTGAAGCCAAAAACCTCGCTTCGGAAGAACACTACGCCATGGTTGGCGATATCCCTCCCGATGATTACATCGCCGGAATCGGTGCGGGGGCTCCGGGAACGCGCAATCCGGCGTGGCTGCTTGAGGCGGCAACAAGAATGATTCTTGGAGAAAAGATTGCCAACTGGATGAGGTCTCGCGGCCTTGAACCGGTCGATCCCTATCGTCGTCTTGGGTACAGGTTTAAGGCCCACAACATCGGTGAAGAGACCTACTTCGTCCCGGAGTACATTCCCAAGGCAATCACCAGGATGACATCCATCTTGAATCCCGAGCAGCTTCGTGGTCTCAACCTGGTTGCTGCCCAAATCAACAAAGTCTTTAAAACCTCCACTCTTGCCTTTTCCATCATGTGGCAGATTGGCGACATCACTACCGCCATGATCCTCGCCCGTATGACCGGGGTGGATTTTGGGACGATGATCAGCCAAATGAAGAAGGTTTACCAGGAAGAGTATGGCTCTGTCCGCTCCATGTACGACCCCAACTTTGAGCGAGCAGATATCGGAGAGCGCGGAAAGTTGGCGTTGTCGTCCCCCGTCCAGGACGTTAGCGTTTCTACTGCGGAAACCAGGTTCCTCCGCAACCTGCCTCCCGTTATCGGGAAGAAGCCAGTTCTGTCCAGGCTGGGACCCCCGGGGCGCATGGTCCAGGGTCTTGCCGAACGCTCGTTCAAGTTGAACGAAACTCTCAACAGAATCTCTCGCCACGCCTTTTTCCTGGAACAGCTCCAGCGGATCCTGAAGAAGAACGGAACCGACCTCGACACTGTTATTGCTGATGGAAGCTGGAAGAACAACCGCGAAATCCGAGCTGCGATCAACGAGGCC